ATCAAATGAAAGAATATGAACCTGAGTTTGACCAAATGTTATTCTATCTTCCTTTAGCAGGATCTACATTTAAAAAAGTTTATTATGATGATTTGCTTGGAAGAGCCGTATCTAAATTTATTCCAGCTGATGATTTAGTAGTTCCTTATACAGCAACTTCATTAGATGATGCAGAGGCTGTTATTCATGTTATAAAAATATCTGAAAATGATTTAAGAAAACAACAAGTAGCGGGTTTCTATTCTGATATAGAATTAGCAAAACCACAAGATTCAGTTACGGATCAATTAAAACAAAAAGAGAGAGAAATAGAAGGAGTTACAAAATCGCAAAGAGTAGAATCAATGTACACTTTAATTGAGTGTCATGTTAATTTAGATTTAGAAGGTTTTGAAGATATTGGTGAAGATGGTGAGCCCACTGGAATTAAATTACCTTACATTGTAACAATCGAAGAAGGGGGTAGAAAAGTTTTATCAATTAGAAGAAACTTTAAACCAGAAGACCCTAAGAAAAATAAAATCCAATATTTTGTTCATTTCAAATTTCTACCTGGACTAGGTTTTTATGGTTTAGGATTAATTCACATGATTGGTGGTTTGAGCAGAACTGCAACTTCAGCTCTTCGTCAGTTATTAGATGCAGGTACACTATCGAATTTACCAGCAGGATTTAAACAAAGAGGCGTTAGAGTTCAAGATGACGCTACAGCGATTCAACCCGGAGAATTTAAAGATGTAGATACTCCAGGGGGTAATCTAAAAGATGCTTTCGTATTCTTACCTTACAAAGAACCCTCTCAGACTTTATTACAGTTGATGGGTATTGTAGTTCAAGCGGGACAGAGATTCGCATCAATTGCTGACATGCAAGTTGGTGATGGGAACCAACAAGCGGCTGTTGGTACAACTGTAGCTCTTTTAGAACGTGGTTCAAGAGTGATGTCAGCAATCCATAAAAGGTTGTATGCTTCACTAAAGAATGAATTCAAATTACTATCAAATATTTTTAAAACTTACTTACCTCCTGAATATCCTTATGACGTTCCAGGGGCATCAAGAAATGTTAAAGTTACAGATTTTGATGACAAGGTAGATATTCTACCGGTAGCGGATCCAAATATATTCTCAATGAGTCAAAGAATATCAATGGCACAAACACAATTACAATTAGCTCAATCTAATCCCCAAATGCATAATATGTATATGGCTTATAGAAATATGTACTCAGCAATTGGTGTTAAAGATATTGATTCAATATTACCTGCACCTCCACAAAATCAACCTAAAGATCCGGCGTTAGAACATATTGATGCAATGGGTCAAAAACCTTTTCAAGCGTTTCCAGGTCAAGATCACAGAGCGCACGTTACAGCACACTTAAGTTTTATGGCTTCTAATTTTGTTAGAAATAATCCAAGTATCACTGCAGCGTTATCAAAAAACATTTTAGAGCACATTTCAATCATGGCCCAGGAGCAAGTACAATTAGAGTTTCCACAAGAAATGCAAATGTTGCCACAACTACAACAAGCGGCTGTTCAGAATCCTCAAGCTAAACAACAGTTAGAACAAATTTCACAAAAGATTGAAGCAAGAAAAGCTATTCTAATTGCTGAGATGACTGAAGATTTCATGAAGGAAGAAAAAACTATCACTGATCAGTTTGATCATGATCCATTATTAAAACTTAAAGAAAGAGAAGTTGATCTTAAAGCAATGGATGCTGAAAGAAAACAAAAAGAAGATGACGCTAGACTAAATTTGGATAAAACTAAATTTTTACAAGGTCAACAATTAGATGAAGCAAAATTAGAACAAACCGAAGAATTAGCTCATTTAAGAGCCGATACAGCCATGGCTAAGTCAGAAATGTCTGCAGAAGTAAAACTAACATCAGATGCTATGAAAGCTAGAGATGTTAATCGCTTGAAAGGCCCAAGAAATTAGTATATTAACTTAATAGGAGAAAAATATGAAAATAACAAAAGCAGTTGGAGTAAACAAAGATGGTTACGCTAGTGGCGGAGTTAAAGTAGAAGAGTCTTCTCAAAACTTGCATTTAGATCCTAGATCTCAAACAAGTATCAGAGGAAGAAACTACATTGCTCAAGGCGACACAGTAACTGTTAAGGGTACAAAAACTAGAAAACCTCGAAAAGCTACCTGGTTTTAATATGTGGTTATCGGCAATTAAATTAGCCGTTTCTGCAGGCTCACACATTTACAAAAATAAGCAACAGACAAAAATGCTTATGTCAGATGCTGCTATGAAACATGCTCAAAAAATGAGTACTGGGGAATTACAGTATTCTGGAAAATTACTAGAAGCTAGACAATCAGATTGGAAAGACGAATTTATTTTGGTTTTATTGTCAATTCCGATCGTAATGTTGGGATGGTCTGTATGGTCAGATAATCCTGTACATATGGAAAAAATGGAACTATTCTTCTTACACTTTGGAAATTTACCATTTTGGTACCAAACTATTTTTGTCGGGGTAATTGCATCTGTCTATGGACTTAAGGCAACAGATCTGATAAAAAGAAAATAACTTTAAGGAAAACAATTATGAGTAAACTATTTAATAAACAAAATTTTAACGCCGCTAAAGAATTTGTATCTACGATTAAAAATAAATTAAACAAAAAAAATTCAACTATTAGTTCTGTTAAAACAAACGTACCTAAAACAAAATTAGAAAAAATAAAAAGCAGCAATACTATTGCTGAAACAAAAGCTAAAGCTTCAAAAGCAAAATTAGACCAAACTGTTTTTGAAATAAAAAATAAACAACCTCTTACTTTTAAAGGTAATAAAGGAAAATCAGAATCAAATACAGAATCATATAAAAGAATAACAGGAGAAAATAATAAAGTAATTAAAGGCATGCTTGATAAAGCAGCTGAAAAAAAATAAGGAGAAAAATATGGCTAAAGATTACAAACCAAATAAAAAATCACTGCTAGGTGATAAAACAATGAATGATGAAACTATGAGAGTTAATCATCCTGAAGATCATCCAGATGTTCAAAAAATAGCAGCTAAAAAATATGATAAGATGAAGAAAAAAATATTTGGTGGTGTAGGTATGCTAGGTGACAATATTAAAAAATCTAGAAAGATGGATGCTAAAGCAACTAAAGAAGCTAAACGTTTTATGGATACAGTTCAAACAATAAAATCTAAAAAAATGTCTGCATCAGAAGGTTCGTTTTCTAAAGGTGGCAGAGCCGGTTACAAACACGGTGGCGCAGCTAAACGTGGCCACGGTTGTGAAATCAAATAAATTAGGTACAAAAAAATAATGATTAAATCTATTAAAAGATTTATCTGTAAACTATTTCATATCAAAGCATGTAAATGTGATGATGAAGTTGTTGAAAAAACACCAGAAATTTTTTTAACAGGAGTCCCTACACCAAAACCCACTCATTGCATAAGACACTCAAGATTTAGAGCTTCATGTTTGGAGTGTAAGGTAGCAATAGCATAATGGCTAAAGCAAAAGGTCTATGGGCCAACATCAACGCTCGTAAGGACAAAAACATTTCAAGAAGTAAAAAAGATTCTACAATAACAAAGAAAGCTTACGCTAATATGAAAAAAGGTTTTCCTAAAAAAACGAGTACAGCATAATGGCTACTGCAGCATGGACTAGAAAAGAAGGTAAAAATCCTAAAGGTGGATTGAATGCTAAAGGTAGAGCCAGCTATAAAAAAGGTACTTTAAAAGCACCCTCAAAAGAAGTAGGCAATAAAAGAAGAGCTTCATTCTGTGCTAGAATGGGTGGAATGAAAAAGAAATTAACTTCTGCTAAAACAGCCAGAGATCCTAATTCAAGAATTAATAAATCACTTAGAGCGTGGAACTGTTAATGAGAGATACTAAAGCTATTGAAAGCTTTTTAAAAGAAAAATACAAAAAAATTACTGAGATGAGTTTGTTTAGACACCTGAAAAAAGAAGTTGAAACAGGAGCTAGTGGAACTCAATCTTATGTGATAAAAAAAGGTCCAAATAAGGACAAAATAGCAAAATAGAAAGGAACCATGGAACCAGAACAAGTAGTAACTAAATTAAGAAGAGCATTAGACAATAGAATAAATCAATTATCTTTATCTGTTACATCCGGAGGGGTTGACAAGATGGAGACTTACAAGTATATAATAGGACAAATTAACGCATTGGAATCAGTGCGTCAGGAAATCATTAGCCTGCTAACCGATAAGGAAGAAAATGACAACAAAGGAACCGTTATCGACCTCCACTCCAAAGGAAGAGGTCTCAAAAGTTAATTCAGCACTTTTAGACAAATACAAAAACGAACCCAAAAAAGAAGTTACCAAAGAAGAAACTAAACTACCTATGCCTACCGGCTGGAGAATGTTAGTTCTACCTTTCAGAATGAAAGAGAAAACTGATGGTGGAATTATAATGGGAACTGAAACTATCGACAGACAACAAGTTGCCTCACAATGCGGAAACGTTATTGCGATGGGGGATGCATGTTATGTTGATAAAGAAAGATACCCCAATGGTCCGTGGTGCAAGGTTGGTGATTGGGTGGTTTTTGCACGTTATGCAGGATCACGAATCGAGATCGAAGGAGGCGAAGTTCGTCTTTTAAATGAAGATGAAATTTTAGCAACCGTACAGGATCCAACAGACATCCTGCACAAATATTAACATAGTAGAAAAGGAGACACTATGCCAGAAGAAGCAAAAAAAACTGTCGATTTAGACACATCAGGCCCCGAGGTTGATGTATCTATTGAAGAAGTAAAAGAGGAAGCGGTAATTGATACTGCACCAGAAACAGAAACCACGGAACACGAAACAATAGTAGAAGAAGTAAAAGAAGTAAAAGAAGAAAAAACGGATACAGGAACACAAGACGAAGCATTAGAAGATTATGGTAAAGGCGTTCAAGCTCGTATTGCGAAATTAACTCGTAAGATGAGAGAAGCGGAGCGAAGAGAAGCTTCTGCTGTTGAATATGCTAGAGCTGTAGAAACAAAAAGACAACTTGATAACGAGCGATTTAAAAAAGTAGATTTAGATTATAGTAAGAAGTTTGAAGATAATCTAAAAACTGGAATGGATTCTGCGCAAAAAGATCTTGCAATGGCAATCGAAGCCGGTGACGCTGCAGCCCAAGTTGAAGCTAATAAAAAAGTTGCTACTCTTGCATTTGAAAACGCAAGAATGGAACAACGAAAACAGAGCGTTGAACAGGAAGTTCCTGTTGAATTATCTGACGGCGGTAGATTACCAAGACAGACACCAAGATCACTTCCTGAAGCTGATCCTGAAGCTGAAGATTGGGCAAGTAAAAATACATGGTTTGGAAAAGATAGAGCTATGACTTTTACTGCGTTTGAAATTCACAAGGATTTAGTAGAGAAAGAAGGCTTTGATCCTAAAGGTGACGAGTATTATGTAGAAATAGACAAAAGGATTAGAGTTGACTTTCCTCATAAATTTGGTAATACTGATACAACTACGTCTAAACCTGTTCAGTCAGTGGCTTCTGCGAATAGAAGCGTAAAACAAGGACGCAAAACTGTGAGACTCACATCATCACAGGTAGCAATAGCTAAAAAATTAGGTGTGCCACTAGAAGAGTATGCAAAACAATTAAAACTCACGGAAGGAGCATAAGCATATGACAAAACAAGAAGAACAAAAAAAACCTTTACGTGCGGCTAATATTCGGTCAAAGACTGAAAGACCAAAAGAGTATAAGCCCCCATCATCTTTAGATGCACCCCAAGCGCCTGACGGATTTAGGCACAGATGGATAAGAGCAGAGTCAATGGGTTTCAATGATACCAAAAGTATTCACGGTAGATTGAGATCTGGTTATGAGTTAGTGAGAGCTGACGAATATGATTCTGAA